CACGGGTCTTTCGGGCAATGGTAAAACGTTCTCTGTCGAGCAAGCGTGTGCCCAAACAAAAAGGGAATTGATTCGCGTCAACATCACCATCGAGACTGATGAGGATGATTTGATTGGCGGTTTCCGTCTGATTGATGGCAACACCGTTTGGCATAACGGTCCTGTGATTGAAGCATTGGAGCGTGGTGCTGTGCTCCTTCTGGATGAGATTGACTTGGCATCCAATAAGATTCTGTGTCTCCAATCTATCCTGGAGGGTAAGGGTGTCTTCCTGAAGAAGATTGGTAAGTGGGTTACTCCTAAGAACGGATTCAACGTCATTGCCACTGCCAACACTAAAGGTAAAGGTTCTGATGATGGACGTTTCATTGGCACTAATGTCTTGAACGAGGCATTCCTTGAGCGTTTCCCTGTTACTTTCGAGCAAGAGTATCCTACTTCTGCTATTGAAACCAAGATTCTCAACAAACTCTGCTCTGATGGTGAGTTCTGTAAGCGTCTTGCCGACTGGGCAGACATCATCCGTAAAACCTTCTATGATGGTGGTATTGAAGAAATCATCAGCACCCGTCGTCTAGTCCATATTGTTCAAGCATTCAACATCTTCGGAGACAAGGCAAAGGCAATCCAAGTCTGTGTCAATCGTTTTGATGATGAAACCAAGCAGGCATTCCTGGAACTGTATGACAAGGTTGATGCTGACTTCGTGATGCCTATGCAAGTTACGGAACACGAAACATCTATCTCTATCGGTTGACTTACTGCCCCTTCCTTGATATACTAAATTATGACTAACGCATGGAATTTCTTGTCCGACGCTATGGATGAACTAAAAGATGATGTTGTCGTCCTTGGAGGCAACGTAAGTGAAGCAACAAAAGAAGACTGGAACGATTTCTGGGAAGGTGATGGGTTCAGTCTGACTGGCAATCCTTATGCCGCACCTGATACTATTAACTTCAATACAAACTACACGGCATCTCGTGTTGTTGGTGGTTTGTTTGAAGATTACATTAATCCTAACATGACTACTAGCAACAATCCCAATCGATTTAAGTACAGTGAAGAGAGTATTCTAAAAGAACTGCAAGACTATATTTCCTCAACATACAATCAGCACTATTCTGCTGGCGATGATGCTGTTCAAACCCTTGATTTGATTGAAGCATGTGGCGATGGTGAATCCTTCTGCCGCAGCAATATCCTCAAGTATGCATCACGATATGATAAGAAAGGCACTGCCCGTCGTGATATCATGAAGATTCTGCATTATGCTGTACTTCTGATGCATTTCAACGACAAGAATGCAAAACGTGAAACCTACCCTCAGTGATGAAAATCCGCAACCCTATGAAACTGTCTGAAAAAACTCTCTCTGTCCTGAAGAACTTTTCTTCTATCAATCAGTCTATCTTGTTCAAAGAGGGCAATAAACTTCGTACCATTAGTGTAATGAAGAACATCCTTGCAGAAGCAACTGTGGATGAAGAGTTCATGAAGGACTTTGGTATCTATGACTTGAACCAGTTCCTTAGTGGTTTGAGTCTGCACAAGAGTCCTGAACTGGACTTTGCTCAGGACGGATACGTTGTTATTCGTGAAGGCAAGATGCGTTCAAAGTATTTCTTTGCCGATCCTAATGTTATTGTCACCCCTCCTGAGAAAGCAATCAACCTTCCTAGTGAAGATGTTTGCTTTGAACTGAAACCAGAACAACTGGACAAACTGCTCAAAGCAGCAGCAGTGTATCAACTGCCAGACTTGTCTGCTATTGGTGAAGCAGGTGTTGTTAAACTGGTTGTCCACGATAAGAAGAATGACACTTCTAATGTCTTCTCTATTATTGTGGGTGAAACTGAAACCGACTTTTCTTTCAACTTCAAAGTTGAGAACATCAAGATTCTCCCTGTTTCTTATGATGTGGTTGTTTCCCAGAAACTGCTGGCACGATTCACTAGCAAGAAAGGTGACTTGACTTATTATATTGCTCTGGAACCAGACTCTACTTTTGGTTGATGGATGATATCCTAGTAATTGAAAATTTTTTACCAGAGGTTCTTCACAAGTACATGCTGGAGGAAATCACGTCAGATGCTTTTCCTCTAGCATACCTTGAAGACGTTACCTATGATGTAAGAGAACTGAATGACATAGAACTGCCAAGAAATCATGGATTCTGCCATATGTTTTGGAACAGAGAGACGGGACATCGTTCTACTTTTGTTCCTGTTGTTTATCCTTTGTTTCTATATTTGAAAGAGTATCTCAACTGCAACCCACAAGACTTAATTAGAATGAGACTTGGTTGGGGGCTTCAATATAGTGAGGAGAAGATACATACTCCACACCTAGATTATAACTATCCTCACTATACTTGTTTGTATTATGTTGAGAGCAGTGATGGGGATTCAATCGTTTATAATGAAACCCTGCAGGATTACAATCCAAATGAAGGTGATGATTTAGAAGATGTTAGAGAGTTTCCTTTTACTATCAAAAAGAGAATAACACCTGAAGCGAATAAAATGGTTATATTTGACGGCAAACATTTTCATTCTAGTTCTACTAATTATATCTCTGACAGAAGACTTGTCGTAACTACAAACATTGAATATGGACGCTGAAGTATTCCCACTATTTTCCACTCCAGTTCTTGCTACAAGGATTGAGGTGGATAGAGATATTGTTAGAGATGTGCATTACACTCCTTATGCGAATGACAATGCAGGGTATGGTTCTGCTAACAAGAAAATTTTATTGGAGGATAAATTTTCTACACTTAAAGCACAGATAGAAGGTTATATTGATTACTATCTTTATGAAGCATTGGCACTTGCTCAAGGAACTGCAGTCCATGCTTCCTCTTGGATTAATCTGCATCGAAAGGGTGATTATGCTGTAAAGCACATGCATCCAAACTCTTTCGTCAGTGGTGTGCTATACTTGAACTTGCCTGAGAATGGTGGAGGTAAAATCTATCTTCATTCTCCACAAGAGGTGTCAACGTTCAAAACATGCACTCTAGATCCGATGATTAAGGACTACAACATCCTGAACTCAAAGACTTGGAACTTCCATCCTGAAGAAGGACTTTTGTTACTCTTTCCATCACATCTCTCCCATAGCACCGATACTAATGTAGAATTGGAAAACAGATACAGTCTGGCATTTAATTATTTTATGAAGGGTGCTCTGGGCGATGATGCAACCACTAGTTACCTTGAACTATGAAAAAGAAGGATTATCAATATCCACTCTATGCTCCTTGGACTGCTGTTGAAGCAGGAAAGAAAAAATTTCGTGAGTGGTTGAAAAAACAATCTGAAGAGAAATCCTAACATGAAAGAATTTGATTATGAACTTGACTACAAGTCACTTGATTTCACAGATGCAGAGACTCGTAAACTTTATCGTATTGGAAGGGGAGAGCAAGGAGTGCTACTGGTACGCCCTTACACTGACGATATATGCGCTCATTGGAGATTTGTAGATGAAGCTGCTGCTCGCAAGTCTTCTACTAAGATATACGAAATGTTCCTTGGATTTAAAACCAAAGGCGACTTCATTGGTATGGACATGGCGCGGAAATTCCTGGAGATGGGTTTTACGAGAGCCCGTCGCTATGCTAATCATTCCAGTGGAAGGAAGTATTATCAAGGCACTCGTAAAGTCAAACCCCAAGAGAAAGATTGGAGAACCAATACCAAAGCCAAAGCTGCTGCTATCTTTAAGGAAGTTAGAGATAAAGCTGCATACGATTCTGAATACAAAGAAATGAGAAAAAAATGGAGAGCAGCAGAATGAAGCACATTCTTTTTACTCTCAAGGGTTGTCCATTTGAACCACTTGATGATGAAAGCAATATCAAGTTGCTTCTCTATAATGCTACAAAAGAAGCGAAGTCAACTTTACTAAATCTGGCAACACATAAGTTTGAACCTCAGGGTGTGACTGGTGTTGCCATGCTTGCTGAGAGTCATATTAGTATTCACACATGGCCTGAGAAAGGTATGGCAGTCTGTGATGTCTTTACATGTGGGGATTCCGCAGAACCAGAAAATGCTGTAGAATATATGAAAGAGAAATTGAAGGCAACTGAGATTGTCTCTAATGAATTTGTTCGTCCTTTGGAATGATTATGCGTGACAACTTTCTTTGGGTAGAGAAGTATCGCCCGAAAACTATTGAAGAATGTATTTTACCAACAAATATTAAGAAGACTTTTCAAGACTTCCTAGATAAAGGAGAGGTTCCGAATCTACTCCTTGCAGGTCCTGCTGGGTGTGGTAAGACAACCGTAGCAAAGGCACTGTGCAACGAACTGGGAGTAGATGTTTATGTCATCAATGGATCCGATGAAGGGAGATTTCTCGATACTGTCCGAAACACTGCGAAAAACTTCGCTTCGACCGTCTCACTTCAAGCAACTGGTAAACACAAAGTCATCATCATTGATGAAGCAGATAACACAACCAACGACGTACAACTCCTCCTTAGGGCGTTTACTGAGGAGTTTAGTGGTAATTGCAGGTTCATCTTCACATGTAACTTCAAAAATAAAATCATCGAGCCCCTCCACTCCAGGTGCGCCTGTATTGATTTTTCCACCGATTCCAAAAGCAAACCCCAACTCGCAGCAAAGTTCTTCCAAAGAATCCAAGAAATCTTGGATACAGAGGGTGTTGAATATGATAACAAGGTCCTGGTAGAACTCATCAATAAACACTTCCCTGACTGGCGACGTGTTTTGAATGAGTGTCAACGCTACTCTGCTGGTGGTAAGATTGACACTGGCATCCTTGCAACTTTTAGTGATGTATCTGTAAATGAACTTATTAAAAACCTTAAGGAGAAG